GTATGGTGTCTCTGAGTATCGTAACAGTAACTATAAAAGTACATTTGAAGTCGAACTCTTTTCAGATAGCTCCTTTGAATTTAGATACGACAAAATAGACGTAAGATCACACGATTTTACAATCGGATATACAGGAGATATATCTGCTGGAGAGTATGAGCAGTTTCTTTTCTATGATGATACAAATACTACAAGTTACACAAGTGATGTTGACTTCTCTCTATCTGTTGATACCCTAGACTGTTCAGACCCTTTAAACAATCCTTCATGTCCAGGCTATGATACTGCACTTTATTGTTCTTCAATTACTTTTAGTGATTTTAATTGTAGTGCGTACACAAGTTACATTGAACCTATTTACTACGAAGAAGATTTCTTTATTGAAGAAGAATTTGATTTTGATTGCTGTGAAGTTTTTGATGGAGTGACCGAAGAAGAATTTTTCGAAGAACTTCCAGAAGAAATCATAGAGGAGCAATTCTTTCTTGATGAAGAAATGATTATAGATCAGTTTGAACTAAATGACGAACCTTTTTTCGAAGAAGTTTTTCTTGAAGAAGAAATACTAAATCTTCCTCTCACAACAGTTGTTACAAGACCTTCTTTAATAAGAGAAACTCCATCAGAGAGTTCATCTCCAAACTCTGCTGTGTCCGACTCTCTTTCATTTACAAGTAGTTTAGTGAGTGGACTTGAAAGTAATGCATTGGACTATGCCTCTCTTACATTACAGCAAACTGTCAATGCAACATTATCAAATGCAAGAACAAGTACGACCTCTGGATTAAGTTCAAGTTCCTCCTCTGCAACAGGAGTTGTGATGTTTGCAAATCCAGCTTCAAGTCCTGTATCAAGTGAGGCAATACTTGGAACAACAAGTACAAGAAGTGTGATGGGCTCATCTGCATCACCAAATGCTTCAAATTTTCAGAACACAAAAATTGAGTCATCATTGAATATGAATAGTACTAATCTTTCTGCCGAAATACAAAATCAAATGGAAGAAACACAAGACGAACTATCAGAGGATTACTTTTCATCTAACAGTCAAACAAAGGTTCTCGCACTTATGAACTACAGACAAGGATTTGATGCGTATCTGGTGTCCTATCTTCCTGACAATAACGAGTGGTATGCACCAAAAGTAATCTATGCTGGTAATCGAAATCGTGATAACAATCGTGCAGTTCGAACACTTTTTTCAACAAACAATTCAAAACTAAAACAAATGATAAGGGAACAATATCAATGAGCGACAAAAAAGGATTTGAACTCGATATAGGTGGTGCAAAACTCCGTTTTAATTCTATGTGGCTTGCAGTTGGTGTTCCGATTGCAACAACAATCATTGGTGGACTATGGGGTGGTTTTGAACTGTATTCTCGATATACGTCTATGGAGGAGAAAATACAGAGTTATACAGCCCCTGATTTATCTGGATATGACAAAAGACTTTCCATTCTTGAAGAAAGAATTGAATTTATGGAAGAAAATGAGCAAACTAGACTTGATTCTCTACGAAAAAGTATTGACTTAGTAGAGAAAGTAGAGGATAATATACAAGATGATATAAATAAGGTAGAGGATAGGCTAAAGTCAGTCGAGAAGGAGACAAATCAGACTAGCCGAGATGTTCGATCTACTGTTTATGAACTTGAGAAGGATGTGAATGATAGAATGAGAAACTTTGATCGGACTATTGTAGAAACTAAGAAAGAGTTATCTGCACAGATTAAAGAGGCGTTGGAAAACCCTCTCTCTAATTAAATCCTCACTTCCGAAACAATTTAGGAGTCTAGTATGAGTGACGCTTTTAGAAGTGCTATGATTTTGTCTGTTGGATTATTCATGGGAATATTTTTTACATTGAATAGTGTACCAGCAGTAGGAAAAGAAGAAACCCTTTCAGAAGCTGATGTATGTCTTGCAAAAAACATATATCACGAAGCAAGAAACCAAGATACACTTGGTAAGATTGCTGTAGGTCTTGTCACACTTAACAGAGTTAAGGACAGTCGTTTTCCAGATACAGTCTGTGAGGTTGTATTTGACAGTCAGAGGGGCATTAATAATCAGCCCAAAAGACACAAGTGCCAATTCAGTTGGTATTGTGATGGTCGTTCAGACCGAATACATGAGCAGGGAGCATACGAAGAAATTATTACACTTCTAAGTGCGATATACTTTCTAAGTTCTAATCCTGTTCTTGATTTAACAAAAGGAGCAACACACTATCACACATATAGAGTGTCTCCGAGATGGTCAGCAAAGTTAGAAAAGATTACACAAATTGATGACCACATTTTTTACAGGTAAAGGTACGTTATAATATGGGATTAAGTGTTTTAACAAAAGATATATTCTCACAAAATGTCGAGAAGATAGTAAAAGATGAAGGTGTTGAATATATGGATGCAATATTGCTCTATTGTGAAAAACACGAAGTAGAGATTGAGGTCGTTGCGAAACTGATTAATTCAAAGATTAAAGCAACTATAGAAAAAGAAGCCAGCGACCTCAATATGCTTAAATATAAAATAAAACCTATTGACTTTTAAGCACATATATAGTATGTTAATAGAATTACATTATGTTATCGTGGATAAACTGTAATACAAATAATACTCAGCAAATATGGAGAATACAAAAAAATGGCAACTAATTTTGCACAGCTAAGAAAATCTTCTACTAAACTTTATGACAAGATACTAGAAGAAACAAATAAACTTTCCTCAAAAAACTATTCCAATAAAGACGAAAGGTTCTGGCAACCGACTGTAGGTAAAGACGGAAATGGATATGCAGTTATTCGTTTTCTTCCTGCACCTAAAGGTGAAGAAATGCCTTACGTTCAAGTATGGAATCATGGATTTCAAGGCCCAGGCGGTTGGTACATAGAGAACTCTTTGACCACTCTTGGTAAGAAAGACCCTGTGTCCGAGTTCAATACAAAACTATGGAATCGTGGAGATGAGGCTGGTAAGGAACAGGCTCGTAAACAGAAAAGACGTTTGACTTATATCTCAAACATCTATGTTGTTGACGACCCTTCTAATCCTGATAACAATGGTAAAGTCTTTCTTTATCGGTATGGTAAGAAAATCTTTGATAAGATTAAGGAAGCGATGAATCCTGAGTTTGAAGATGAAACCGCAGTCAATCCATTTGATTTGTGGGAAGGTGCTTCTTTGAAACTGAAGATTCGTAAGGTCGAAGGATATCGCAACTACGACAAATCAGAGTTTGGTGCATCTGCTCCTCTTTTAAAAGACGAGGGAGAGATGGAAACAGTATGGGGTGGTGAATATGCTCTACAAGAGTTTGTTGACCCAAAACTGTTCAAGTCTTATGATGAACTAAAAGAGAAACTCGACAGAGTTCTCAATCAAGAGGGTGTCAGCTCAAGTGCAGAAGATTTATCGGAAGATTCTTTTTCTGAACCAGAAACTAAAACTGCATCTTCTCCAAAAGAGAAAGTTGCAGCTTCAAGTACTGAAGAAGAGTTCGACTTTGATGCATTTAAGAAACTTGCTGATGAGTGACGACATACAAAGAAATGTAGTCCAGAACTGTATTACAAGTATTCGTATGCCACGATCATTTAGAGATAAGGTGCAGTCAATTGCAGATGAGCAGATGATTAGTTTTTCTGATTATACACGAATTGCACTTTTGGAGAAAATGAAAAGAGATGAAGCGGTGGTCGAATCACAAAAACCAATCGAGACTTCATCATCATGGCATCCAGAACTTAGTAATACAAAATAATATATAAAGGGAGTTTACGGACTCCCTTTTCTTTTTTCGGAGAATTTATTATGGAATATTCATTAAATACTTTTTACTTTTTAATCTGTGGTGTTCTGGTTATGTGGATGGCTGCAGGGTTCACCATGTTAGAAGCAGGGTCGGTAAGAAGTAAAAACACAATCGAGATATTACTCAAGAACATTGCACTCTATAGTGTTGCCTCATTGACCTTTCTGGTGGTGGGGTATTCAATTATGTATGGGTGGAATCTTGAATTGGAGACTCATGCTCCCTTCTCAGACTTCTTCTTTCAAGTGGTGTTTGTTGCAACGGCGATGTCAGTTGTATCAGGTGCAGTTGCAGAGAGAAAGAAACTGTGGACATTTTTATTGTTCGCATCACTCTTTACTGCGTTTATCTATCCTATACAGGGTTCATGGTCATGGGGTGGAGGTTGGTTAAGTGAAAGAGGGTTCTTTGACTTTGCTGGTTCTGGTATCGTTCATATGGCGGGTGCAGCTGCAGCTCTTGCAGGAGTTCTTATATTAGGTTCAAGAAGGGGTAAGTATACCAAAGACGGAAAACCTCGTAACATACAGGGTGCTAACGCCGCTCAGGTTGCACTTGGAACACTTATACTGTGGATGGGGTGGTTTGGTTTTAACGGAGGTAGTCAACTTGCAATAGACGGTATAGACAATGCAAATGCAGTTGCAAGAATATTCGTCAATACCAACACAGCTGCAGCTGCAGGAGTACTGTCTGCAATGATACTGTCTAAACTGTGGTTGGGTAAGACTGCCCTCAATGCAACAACAAACGGAGCCCTTGCAGGATTGGTGGTTATCACTGCTGACCCATTGACTCCAGCCCCTCACTTTGCAATACTCTATGGTGCATTAGGAGGACTACTCGTACCTCTCTCTATGTCATGGTTAGAGAAGAAGGGAATAGACGACCCTGTGGGTGCGATATCTGTACATGGTGTTGCAGGAATACTTGGACTCCTTCTCGTTCCTGTACTGAATACGGATGCGTACCTTATAGAACAGATCATAGGTATACTTGCTATATTTGGATTTGTCTTTGGTAGCTCCTATATCA